GCGAACGCCTTAATTGACCCACCCCCACCAGCACCAACCACGGGGCTGCTCGATGTGGTACGGGCGGCGGTGGGTCTTTATAAACTGCGATTTGAGAGTGGTTTCTGGACAAAGGTTATGACAACACCTTTGAAAGACATGAGTCCTGACCTTCAGAGTCAAAACTTAATCGTAGGCGAGGCGTTTAGGCGTTTCGACGAAACCATCCAATCCCTACCGCCCGGAACGCTGAAAATGTTGGAGGAAAGCAGATGAACCCTGAAACAATTTTGGAACTGGAAGCCGAAAACGCCCGCTTAACTCGTGCGCTGGAAGCCATCATGGAAACCACGGCAGGTAAGCCAATCGGCTCAACTGCCTACAACGTCCACATGTACGCTTACGGAGTGCTCAGAGATGCCTGACACTTTTGTAAAATTTGCTTTGAATCAGGAAAGCCAAGCGCTGAAATATCTGGATGTTAACTTCTTCACCTGTACCGCTAAACAAGCTTCTGAATGCACCGGCAGGGGCTTTTTAGTGGGCAAGGCTCAAGCCACTTGCTCGCCGTGCCTCAACTGGATAAAACGGCAAGAGGAAGATACGCTGGAGCGGGCAAATTATTGGTTTGTGGAGGGGAGTAAATGACCGACATTAGCAAATGTAGCGGCGAAGGATGCCCACTGAAAGACAGCTGCAGACGCTACACGGCCCCTGCTAGCGAGTGGCAATACTGGATTGAGCCAAACTGGGATGGTGAGGAATGTGTGGTTTATTTGGAGGAAAGCCGTGATCCCGCCGAAATTTACGGCGAAAAGATTGATAGAAAATAACCGCAAAAGCCCCGGCGCTGTGATGGCATCGGGGTTTTTTGTGTGCATAACAAGGTTTTTAAAAATATCCGTGGGCAAGGCTATCAATTAAATCCTATTTTTTTACCAGCTGAAATCCGCTCCTAGACTCAATCCTATTTATTCCGATCTAACTCTATTTCGGTTCGTATTTGAGAAACCCCCGAAAGGCTACTCTGAAGGTGTTCAGTAACACCGGAGGTTCAAGCCTTGTCCAAGCCCTGGAAATGCCATCAATGCAAAGCCCGTCTGGGCATGCTCTTTGGTGAGCGTCTCCATGTTCAAAAACAAGAGCTTGAAGCCATCCTCCGTTCATCTGGAGAAGTGACTCTAATTTGTCCGCAATGCGGCAGTTTGAATGAAATCTTCTTTGGCAGGGAGCAAGGCCATGGCCGAGCCAATTAGGCAGGACGAAAATCCTTTCTTTGGCCTGGAAGAACTTTATGGCCGAACCCTGAAAACAACTGAAAAACGAGAGATTGCCTGTAATCTTTCGGAATTCTTCGCCATTCTGCATGAGTGGAGAGATGAAGATGCCCGTAATAACGAACAAGGAGACAGCACCGATGCCCAAGAAAAAAGCCCCGGCGAGCAAGCCGACAGGACCGAATAAAACTACAAGTAAGATTATAGCCTCAAACCACCGTGGAATAAAGCACACGGGCCGTAAACATGACAATGGCTTTTTGGAGGTACGTCTCTGGATGCCGCTCTGGGAACTGCCCTTGTGTCTTTTTCCATCGGATTATGAAAACTATGTGCAAAACAGACTAGCGCCCCCAGAGGACCTGAGAGCGCTTATCCGAATTCACTTCCACGCGTGGCGGATGAATCTCAATCGAGGGAAGGATTTCGTCCGGCTGTCACTTCCCGTTACCAACCTTGTCCCGGTTCCGCTGATCAGGCGTTCGTTGACAACCTAGCGGAGCGCATCATCCATCGTCATGGAGCGATGCGTGGGGAAATTTTATATAGTATAGCATATAAATTTTTATAATTATATGTATTAACATATAAAACAAGCCAAAAAAAGCCCCCTACTTTCGCAGGGAGAGGACAAACGTATTGCGATTGGTGTGTATTTAATTATTCCAAGCCTTGCCGCCAAACAATCGGACGGCCCAGTACATGGCCTTGATCTTCCACTGCGTTTCACCGGCATCTTGCATAATGCGCCGGAAAATCTCATCACAAGCCTTGCGCTCCCAACGTTGGGCTAGGGGCACCCAATGGCCGTCAATCCACTTTTCTAACTCCCCACGCACCAGCAAGCCCCGGCGCTGATATAGGAAATCATGCGCAGCCGCGGCGCCCATGTGGACGCCCGTGGGTAATAACCCGGTCAAGCTCCAGCAGGCACGAGGGACAGAAGCCCCGTCGAAAGGATAGCCAGGTGGGATGGTCAGGCGGTAATGCTCCCACTCAAATACAAAGGGCTCGACAAGCTCAAATTCCCGGCCGTTCAGGATTGTGAAAACTGGCGGCTTATACGTGTAGGTCATCAGTACGTCCAGCGGCGCTTCATTGCCATGTCAAGGTGGGTGAATCCGTTCGCCAAGCCCATGCCACCTGGCCAGTCTTTCAGTGCCGCTTGTACTTCCTTGGCCGTCATGCCGGACACTACAATATCTGCGGCAGTTCCAAACAGGTGCTGGCTTCTGGATGCTCCGCCGACTGCCCGGTTGTGTGCCGGTGTGCGATATCCACTAGTGATGGCAATAGGCTTATTCCCTAGGCGCTTTCGAACGTCTTCTAGTTTTTGAGCCAGTGAGCGCAAGTTTTCTATCACCGACGGCGTGATGACTTTCTCAGCACCCGGGCAAAGAAATTCTTTTAAATGAAAGTGTTTGGTCAATTCGATGTCAAGATTCATGATCAATGCCTCTTGTTAGTTTTATTATCCGATATAACCTTGCGCGTTTACGTACACTTTTGCGGCGGTAGTCAAGCATTTAAACGTTAAAGCTTCCCCTACGCCTGACGGGAGCGGATTGCCAAAGTTTACCTGCAATTCAACGTGTACCTGCCCAGATTGTGCTACTAAATTGTCACGCCATAAAACAGTTTCACCAGACATGACAACGACCTCAGTGGTTGTGTTTGCACCGTTCATCATCTGCAATGAGCAGATAAAATTGCGCTTGCCTGTAACGGCTGGCGCAAGTGTTACTGGATTTGTGTCTGTGATGCCACCAGCGGCTGCGGCATAGTACCAAATTGGCTCAATGACGGCAGCATAAGATTTAACCGGCAAGGGAAACTCGACATTAACTGGATTATAGTTTTCGTTTGTTCCGGTGGCGATTAAGACAGGATCAAGCGGCTTATTGCTCATGACTTTTCAGCCTTTCATGTAATTCGCTTTTTATTTTCATAAGCTCGGCAAATACTATCTTGTACCGCTCCTCACACACTTTCACTTCGTTTTCAAAAGTGGAAACCAGCTTGTCAATTGCCTTTTCGTGTTTCTCCATGTAAATTTTTGCAATCATAAAGCCAGTGAGCGCAAGCGGGCTTTGCTCAAGTAGTCGCAAAACTGCCGTTTCAACCATTAGCGGGTCAGCCATCAAAGCAAGCCAATAATTGATCTTTGATACTTTGCAGCTCAGGAGGAACTGAAGCGTTCTCAATGACCAGCTTTGCGGCAGCAGTGTTCCCGAATTGGATGAACATCAAAACAGAGGCGGCAATTGTTCCAAATGCGGCCTGTGCCTCTGCTGGCAATTCTGCAAACACAGCTTGCAGCTTGTCGGTTAGGGGGATAATTACACGGTCTGGATTAATTCTAATACCCATTACACCCACTCCCATGCGTTTCTGTTTGACCTGTCTGGCAGATCCTCGGCTTCTACAATTTCAAAAGGCTTTCCGGCTGGCACATCCTTGGCGGCAATATCCTCCACAGTGCAAAGTCTGAAGCCTTCCGGCAATGGATCATTGACCGACCGCAATGGATACCATTGGCCGGTCTGGTCATTGATGGCATTGTTCAAAGCCGGGATAAGTACGGCCACGCCGCCATCATCAGTGGGAAATATAATGCGTTTAGTGGTCATTTTACTGGTCTCCAAATACTACGGCGCAAACCAAAGGCCAATCCCCACGGGTAGCCGTGTTAGACCCGCAAGAAAGGGCAAAGCTGGTAGTCGCCAAACTATAAATAGAGGGGCCTTGGTAGGCTCCGTCTCCAGAATTAACAGCTACCCCGTTCCCGCTGGCTGCAATCGCGTAATCAGAAGATGACATCGCAGTTGTAAAAGCAGGTTGGTATAGGCCTGTTAATAAGTCAGCGACAGAAGTGATATTGTAACTAGCCCTAATCGCTACAATTCCCGTTCCGTTAAAGTTGACCCACGCTTTTGCGGCGCTAGGGTGGTATTGCTGTCGGCCTGGACTAACATATGCGTTTGTAACTGTAGCCGATTCTTGTTGCGCCTGCGTGGCGCTTGCATTTCGGCCGATTGTTAAAAATGCCGTTCCGGTGCAATAAATAAAAAAACCATCGTCGGGATTCAATGTTAAAGTTGTAGCCCCGTCGATCGTTTCTGTACTATCTGGGTCAAGCACAACGGCGCCACTACTGCCATTTTTAATATAGCAATACCAACCAGATCCAAGTGTAGCGGCGGCGGTAAAAGTAAATGTTAGCGCGGAGGTGGCAGTAAATGCTTTTCCCTTGTCGGCGGCGAGCAATAAATAATCGGCGGATTTTGCTTCAACGCCGCTCAAAGCCTTTGCGGAGGCAAAGCCATTTTGAAAAGCTGTAACCATCGCAGAGTAATTAGCATCTGAGATTGTTGCGCCCAAATTGCTCAATGCTTCGGCGGCGGCGGCAGCAACACTGCTAGTCTGGTGAAATAGCTTATTATGCAAAGCGGATTGCGCAATGCCAGGAACAACGCCGTTTGTCCGTTGCGTACTGCTGTTATAATCCGCGTCGTTCAGCATGTTTGTGCCGGACGGGTCAAACCTTAAAATATTACTGGTCATAATAAACCTCTTGTTGTCATGTCAAACTTACCCAATAACTTTCATCATAGCCCTTTAGCAGATCCGTGTTTTCGTCGTAAGAGAAACCGGCGTCCTCCAAAAAGCTATAATTCACCTCAACCGCTGCAGGTTTTGGTGTAAAATACCCGTTTAAAACCAAGCCCCTTAAAACGCTTGTAAAACCTTCCCAATACCCCAGATCGTAGCCCTGAACGTCAATAGTATCTGAGTCGTAGCCAAAGGTAATGGCTCCAACTGGTGTGTCGGGCATACCAACCACTAAAACGTCCATACTCATGTCTTGGTTGTCTAAAATCAGAACGGGATATTCGGGTAAAAAGGCTTGCCAGAAATCGTAAATTTCTTTTTTTGTGCCGTTCCAAGTGGTTTTCAGAATTTGAGCTTTTAGAGCAATTCGGTAAATATCATCAGTCAATACTGAGCTTTGCCCACCGCCCGGATCAAAATTAACCGTTCTGGGTAGTGCCAATATCTCGCCCAAAATATCAAGCTGCTTTCCGGTGGCGGTGCTTATGTCAAACTCTTCTACAAAAGAATCCAGCACGTTTTGAACGTCAACAAGCGGTTGAGCGTTGTCCCTCACCCATGCCATAAAGTTTGTGGCTAGATTGTTCGGGGCGGGAATCAAACCCAAGTAGTCATTGATGTTCATGTGGTCACGTTAATGATTACGTTCAAGGGATCGCCGATTGCTTTTTCATCAAATTTAAAAGGAATATCATTAGGACTCAAAGCACCGCTGGCCGTGGATGCCTCCAAAGATAAAAGCGAGAAAACAGGATAGGGCAAAGGATCGGCGGCGAGGGCGGCTTGCCATAGCTCGGAAATAATGACCGCTTGTCCTGGAACAAGGCTATCTAGGTAATTAGCAATGGCGTTTTTAATCGCTGTACCTACCGCGCTACTGTATCCATTCAGTGCCTTAATGGTCATCTCGACATAAACCATCGCTTGAATAGGGCGATAAAAACGAACAACAATGGGGACAGAGAATTGATCGTATATCGTAACGCTTACATCCCCGTTTAAAAATGCGCCCGGGGTTTTTCTCAGTGCGATACTACTGGCAATCTCGTTATTGTTGCCGCCCGTGATAACAAAGGTCAAACTATGGGGCGGATAGCCTCCTGCATTTTCAATGCCGTTTATATAGTTGAGCGTTAGGTTCGTATCGTTTTCATAAAGCTGGACGCTAGTCACGTTGTCCAGCTCGTATAAAGCGCCGATCATGCCTGTGGTCAATGCCTGGCTAGGATTAGATACGCTGATTTGCTGCCTTGCTCTCAGTTCGGCATCGGTTTCAATGGCCTGACCTGGTGTGGCAGCATCTAGATTTGTGACGCTTGTCCATCCAAAGGTAGGGGTTACAATTACTGACACTTGCCCAGCCAATGCCGTAACAGTGCCAGAGGTTTGACTAGTAGCAGTTGCAGTCGCAAGGCCACCGGCATCCAATGTTACGCTGCTAGGCAGGTTCCACAAATTGCCATTTGTATCCGCAACGACGGCGTTCTGGATGAGCGTAAAAGCTGTGCCGGTAAGATTGACCGATACAGTAGAGGCGGTCTGCCCACGGCGAACCAAGCCGTTAATGGCAACAATACTATCTAATCCTGCGCCGATTGCGCTTAATGGTGAGCGGTTGTTATACGCAAGCTGGACGGCGAGCATGGTGTCGTAAATAGCTTGTGCTCGTAATGCTATTTCCTGGAAGTCCTGACTATCATTTTCAAGATAAATATCAGACCCAAATATAGATCTAGCGTTAGAGATCAATAAGTTTTCAATATCCGTATAGGTCGGGATTTGTAAACCGCTGGCATCTATATATGGGGGAAAGTAAGCCATTTTACAAAGTCCCTGTGATTACGGTGGTACTGTAAACGGTTTGGATCGTTGCCTCGTATTCATAGGCGCGAGTGGTTGCATTAAAAATACTACTGTACCCAATTATATCGGATACGCCTTGAGTCTGCCTGAGTCGATTTGTGATAATGCTGTCAATGGCTAACAAATTTTCTTGGCTTCCTGGCGTGCCCAAAATGCTTTGAAACATGGGTATGCCGTCATCCAGATCCCGCCAGAATGAGCCGGTATAAAGCTGCAAGCGTGTTTGTGCCGCCTGCGCTGGCGCTTCTACCCGGTCAATGTAAAAATTTTCTAGACCTTGCCCAAAACTGTAATCACCAGAGGCTGTTAGTTTACGATATTTCATCAGTATGGAACGGCTCCATTTTCATTAATTAACAGGCCATGCACAAACGGAACAATGGTCGGAATCCCTAGAATAACTTCAATTTTCCAGCCGGTTAGCTGTATTCGAATTTCCCCGTTTTTAAAACTGGCAGTGGCGCTATAGGGCAATGGAGTAGGCGAGCCAGAGATTGTTTGGCTACCACCGGCTTCAATTTCAACGCTGCTTTCTTTAAATGCTCCAAAGCCGGGCAATGGATTTTCTTTCAAGCTTATTTTTACCGTGTTCGTCTTGCTGCGGAGCTCTGTGGAGTCTGTGGACACGTTCGGGATCGCGTTAGGCTGGCTGTTAATTCCTACAATTGCGATTGCATCTGATAGGTCATGCCGGCGGCGATCAAACCAGTTTTGAATGCCACCAGAGGCGTACCAGGCATCAAAAGATTGATCCGCAAAAACCAATAAAACTTCATCTCCTGGCGATACCGGCATCGTTAATACGTAGTTTCCACCTTGTGGAAAGCATACTGGGACATCGGCCAAAACCGGAAGCTGCAGCCATTGAATATTGCCAGTTTGTCGGTCGATAATTTTTTCCCGGATGAGTGGCTGTACTGTGGCTGTTTGCTTTGTGCTGTTATAGCTTACAATCTCGGCAGGCATTGATACGCGAATTTCACGGGATAAGGCGTCATTATTGCGTTTTAGCACGTTCTCTTGAGAGACTGCCCGCGCGGATACGGGCAATAAAGGCAAACGATTTGCGTTAAAACTTACTTGTCCAATCAGCGGCGGGTTGCTCATGCTATAGTCCGTTCTGCGCTGGCGTTGAGAGTAACAAAGGCAAGTTACCTCCGGGCGCTTGGCTTATGGTCGTAAGATCATAATACCAGTCATTCCCCCGGCTGTCCCCTGTGGCCATGATGCTGACCACCCTATAAATGCCATCAAGGTCTAACAATACCTGGTTTAAAATCTGCCCAAACTCCAATTGCGCTTGGATGATATTTTGATTGTTCAGTTTAATCCAGCTATCTAGACGGATTGCGCTATTAATTAAGCATCTAACCTCGATGCCGTTATCGGTTTGTTGCGGTATGCCGATCATGCCGGTTTGAGCGTTTAAGCTTGTAATTTGATCGGCTGGCTGTTTGGCAATGGGTGACATGTATACTCGGCCATCGTCGTAGTATAAAAAACTGTTATTGTTTTCTGCGATGCTTCTCAGTTCATCATAAGGGCTCTTTAAAACCGTTTTAGCTCGTTGTGTGTTCTGAGAATTGTTAATAGTAGGGTCAATGCGGACATCAAAAGGAATCGTACTAGAGCGCGCTATCTGATTAATGATGGTTCGGATGTCAGCGTTTGAATTTATTGTTGTATTGCAATAGGCAAAGCGCACAAGGTCATCCCCTGTCATACAGTGGAGTCTGAGAAAGTAAGTAATGCCGTCTTCTTTCCCTCGAATCGGTTGACGGATAAAACCCTTATAAATTACGCCGTATGAGCCATCTTGGTAACCTGCTTCCAGTGTGACTTCCTGCCCATTTTTAAAAATATCGGTTTCTGTGTCAGGGCTCAGATTGTATAGCGTTATTTCGCCAATCTGGTAAAAGCGATTGATATTTTTATCAATTTTAAACGTAAACCGGACGCTTGAAACGTCTAGCACTTGCCCTCGAAAGGTTTTTACTAAAAGTCGAAACTTGCGTAAATACTGCGTGTTCATTCATTCGCCCAGTACATTACAAAGTTTCGTTCCCAATCATTTAGCCCCGGGTTTTCAGTTGTAGCCGACGCATTAGGAACCACAAAAGCGCTCCCGATATTTAAATATTGATAAGCGGCGAGGAGGTCTTGTGCGTATTTATTGGTGGACAATAATGGTAGGTTAGAGATCAATGACTTATTAAGATCAACGTTTTTAATGTTCATCATCCAATAACTAGCGACGCGGTTCCAAACCAAGTTAAAGCCTAGTTGAACGTTATTACTGGCGTTTGGGAAGGCCATAGAAAAAACTTGATTCGGCAAGTTGTTAATGGGGACGGTCACGATTGATCTAAAAGTACCACCGGGTCTTGCTAGGTAACTTAAAAGCGTTTTTGAGTTGACTTGTGGCAAGGGTAAAGACTGGATTATGGCCGGTTCTAATTGCTGAATCGGGCCAGTGATACTGTTCCCAAGTTCACTTGTATCTAGCTCCCCTTCTTGCGATGCTCCTGATAGTTGGCCTCGTTCTGTTGTGTCGGTTGCTTGTGGGTTGCTGGAGCGTTTAAAATTACGCTCATTGGTTAAAATAAGCTGTTGCAACGTAATTGTAGCCCGCAAGGCGTACTTTGTAACATAGGTATCTGATACATCGATTGTTTCGATTAATATGTTTCTATACGTGCCGTACTTACTGACCAGGGTAAGCGGCTGGCGACTTTCTTGCAAAGATAGCAAAAGGCTGTAAGCGCTAATTGATCGGGTCGGAAAGCCTGGTACGTTATTACTATTGATGGTGTCGGTCATGCCGATGTCAAAGGTAAAGCGGCGTGGGTTGACATAGCTATGATCGGATATAGCGGCGCCGGTTTCTACTGGATGCTGCGTTATCGTTAGTCCTGTTTGATGCCCTAGGCGGAGCCAAGCGTCAAAATATAACGGGGTTCCATTGTTATTCAAGCTCCATTGTAAGGGGGCGGCGGTGGACATTATGCGATGCTCCCTTGCGTTGCAAACATGTTATTCATCCAGTTCTGACTTAAAACATTATTGACTTCCTCGGCCACTTTTTTTGGATCTTGTGCCCCGTTCACGTTTATGTTCACAACGGGTCTAATTTGCGTATGCAAATGTTCGCCCGTCCAGTCCTTTGTAACTTGCCGGGTAAGTTTATCGGTCGGTATATTTTGACTTTTTAGCATACCGACAATCTGTTGATACTTTCCTAAAAGCACTTCAACGTTGATTTTTTCCAGTCCCGGCATCATCAATAGTTTTTTTATTGCATCAACATACCCGGCGGCGCTTGTGTCTTTGGGCACAATATCGGCGGCGCGACCTTGATAATGAGCAGACCCGGCGGCGTGTTTTCCTCCGGTTGTGCTTGTAACCGTAAAATCCAAACCAGAACGCTTGCGGAAATCTTTTAAAAACTGATTTATAGAGCGTGTGCCCGTTGGTTTATTTTCATTGAAAGGCTTTTCTTCACCGGGTGAAGATTGCCCGCCCGCGCCTGGAAAAAAGCCTTTTGTGAAATTGCTGACCACTTGCCCGATTTTTTGTATGAACTGGATGCCGGCCGTAAACAACTTGGATAAAAACCGGAAAAAAGCAGAATTTTCCAGCTTGTTAAAATTGGTCAATAGGGCATCAAGAACAATGGCAATCTCTTCCAGAACCGTTAAAAACAGGTCAAAAGTCTTGTAGAGAACATTGCCTATACTGGCAATGGCATTTTTGTTAAATAGCTTGGCCGTTGGTAGAAATATTCGGGCGGCTATGACTGCGAATTTATTAATAACAGTAACCAGCCTTAAAAATACGCTAGTCGCTTTATCCCCGTTCGCGACTAAAAACTGATTAAATCCTAGAACTATGCTGGTTAAGAATTTAATCGGGCCCTCGTTCATTTTGGCAAAGCTGCCGCCAAGGTTCTGCAGTGTAAAATTGACAATAAGGCCAAAGCGCTGAAACTCAAAACCAAGCGCCCGGACATTACGGAAGCCCTCTTGAGCGCCTTCGCTTACCTTTAAGGCGGCGGCGGTTTGTCGCAAAGACAAGAATTGAGCGCGTAACTCTGGATTAATTGCGATATCCTGCAATTGTTCCAGACTGCTCAGGTTCATGGCCTTCATAACGGCCTGTAAGCTGCGGGCGTTTGCCGTAGTGGTTAATAAACGTCTCGCAAAGATCTGCGCCTGCATATCGGCTGCTGCCATGTCAAAGGCAAGCTTTGTCAGCCCAGCATTGACTGCGGTTAGAGCAACTGCAAATAAGCCTAGCGGATGCTTTAAAACCTTGCCAAACAAATTACCAAGCGTGTCGGCAGCTTTTTTGCTAAAATCGGTAATTGTTTTTTGCAGCTCTTTAAAGCCGGATGCCTCGTTAAGTTGATCGGCAAACTTTTGAAGGGTTTTTCCAAGGGTTTGGAATTTTTTATGAGTGTCCTGGAAACTTTTATTGTCCGTAGAAAACCCGATAGAGACGAGATATTCCTTCAATACATTTAAAGCCATTGTGGTCACTCCGTCGGGATTTTATGTAATGCCATTTTCAATTTTAACTGGCGTGTCTCTTCCTCGGCAATAACATCTAACAGTGTTAGAAAATCCTTGAACGTATATTTTCCGTTCCACAGATCCTCTTGGTTCCAATATTTGAGCCTAACGGGGGTGTACAGAAAATCAATGAACGCCTTTTCTGGATTGAGTGCTAAATCTAGTTGGGTGCTGATTCCTGACCGACTCCCGCTAGCAGGCTCTTTAGCACTTCCTCGCCGAAAAAATCAAAAATACTATGCTTAAACGATTCGATTGTTAACAAAAAGGCAACTGGCCCAGCTAGATCCGGTTGAGTGAAAAACCCCTCGCTATTAACGAGAGGATGCAATCCGGAATCAAAGCGGATAAAGACAAAGCTTAGGCAATCCTTCTGAAAACGCTCAAATTCTTTTGGCTCCATCTCGGTAAAATTTTCTACAATTTTCCCGACATCAAGGCCTGTAAATTGAGCGGAAGTAGCGCCGCTCATTAGCTTTCCCAAGATTTTAAATGCCCAATAGCATCCGATTTGGGGAGTGAATTTTTTTACAATGTACTCGTTCCCGGCAAGGCTTACGCTTTTTTCGTCCAAAGCTCTACTCATTATCTTTATCCTTCAATCTTAAACAATAGTAGCGCCAGTGCTTAACGTGGCTTGAGTAGATCCGACAGTTTGACCATTGGCCGCCATGAGGTTCCAGGTTATCATCTGTCCCTGTTGCTGAAAGGGTTGATCCGCCCGCTTGGTGATAGATACCCCAGTCAGGTTGATATTATTAAACCCACCGGCGGGGCTGGAAATAGTTACACGACCGCTCGCCCAGTTGACCGTTGGCGCCACTTGCAAGTAGTTAAACAGACCTTTGAACCACTGATGTAATGGGCTAGTCTGTTGCATGTTGATTGCCACGGTTGCGTTATCGGCTTTGATCTTGCTCACCATTACGGAGCCATCGGCGGCGAGATCGTGAACGGTATTATCGTTAATATAGCTGATTGTGATCTCTCCCAAGCCCTGCCCGTTGATTGTATAGGCGGGATAGCCTGGAAAGCTCAATACGGCTTTGACATCGGAAAAACTGTAAGTCGTTGTTGCCATTTTTTAGCGCTCCATTGTTAGCGGTTAACGTTAATTTGGATAAACACCGACTGAATAGCGCCGGCAAGTTTTGCGGCGACATAGGTATTCGGTGCAAGGCGGGCTTCCCGGTCTTGTTGAGATTGATCGGCAATTGCTTCACTGAGGACTAAAAAGCCATCGGGCAAGAAATCACCCGTGTTTAAAGTCAAGACCGGCAGGCCAGTCCACTCACCAGCGGCCAAAAAGCCACGAGTCACGCTGCGGTCACAAGCGGAAGAGACAACGGCGCGGATTTGTGCCATGCCATCTTCAGTCTGAGGAACTTTCGGCGTTTGGTAAAGCAAGTTAGCAACGCTGATTTGAACGTCATTGACTAGTTTGTCTAGGCCGATAATTTCATCAAACCAATCACCAGAGAACATAGTTCCATTTTCAAAGCCGTCATATTGGATGCCGCGGTTAATATAGACGTTTCCGTTATTGCCTTCTACGTTAGCAACTTGTGCGCTATTCAAAGCCTCAACGGCAATACCTGGCAGTTGCTTAAACTTGAGGGTGTAAGAGCTTCCAGCGGCATCTCTGGTATTGCTCATAGCAAAGCCCATGATAGAGGCAATGGCATCGGCCTCAGTGCTATACATACCGATGGTGCGGCGGTAGTTGGCGGCGGATAGCGTGGCAAAAATATTACCAGGAGCGTCTGTCAGGATATCGGCATCAGCGCTTTGAATTGCGTAGACGCTATAGGTGTCGGTCAACGCTTCAACATAGCCTGCAATATCTTCGTGATCGCTATTGGTAGCGCTTGGAACGTAGACCATGTACCAGTCCGAATTGGATTCGCGGCAGGCCTGAACGGCGGCGAGGGCGGTTTCCCCGGAGGCTTGTCGGCCGATTGCTACTTGTGAGGGACGACCAATAGCGGCAAAGTAAACTTGCGCGGCTAGATACTCTGGATCGCTGTTGGTAAAGCCATCATCAATCATTTCTTGCAGATTAGCGTAAACTTTAACGCGCGTGTAGGTATCAATAACAGCGCTATCGCCAATGATTAAACCTAGGTTAAAACCTCGGCGAGTGCCACCGATAGCGGGCAAGTTATAAACAACGTCGGCGATTGCATTAAGGGGTAAACTAGCCATTTTATTAAAGCTCCATATTTTACGGAATATCTATGCTTTGCGTTTCATTGCGTGTTTTAACTTGAATGTTAGCGGCTGTTAGCAAGGGTACAGTGCCTGTTCTGGTAGTGCCAACATTAAATAAAACCCTTAAATCTTGTCGTTCATACCATTGACCATTGAACAAATAGGGAACCCGAATCGGTGAATCAATCCCCGGAATCGGGAACACTTCATTTAAGTATAGATTATTTCTAACGCTATCGCTTAAAATGCCAATTCTTAAAGCGTCGGCCAACTGAAAGGAATTTGGTCCATAACAATTCCAGTCTACGGCCATAACTCGATGATAAAAAACGGATTCGCTGGAGTTGGTAGATCCGTTCACATATTTATAATCAAGCTGTTTATCATAGGAGTTATTCACCTGCTGGATGTTGATCAAAACAACGTTTTGAGAAACTTCCCAAGAGGGCTGGCCGGTGGTTTGATAAGCAATGCGGACGGCGGTAGCAGCTAACCCGGTTATGTCACGGGTAGCGGTGTAAAATAGATCTTCCAGCTGTGCAAGGGTCAAGTAAGCCATCAGGCGGCCAGCTTTCTAACGGCAGTAGCCCGATAATAGCCAAACTCTACAAAGTTCCGCACGTTTAAAATCTTCCATCGCTCGCCCTGCCAAAGAATCTCGTCCGAAGTGCCTCCGGTGGTCAAAGTGTTTTGATCCAAGCGAGTTGTATTTAAAATGAGCGGGGTATAAATGACAACGGCACCAGTAACTTGGTCACCTTGAGGAAGTTGCTGCATCTCTTTGGTGGTCATTGGAATGATACTGCCGTTATATTGCAAAGTTGCGGCGGTGCTTACAAAGCGGCCTCCTGTCCATGTGCCTGTTGTCCTGTAAACGGTAAAGGCGGCAGGTTGTGCAAAGTCTGGATCTAGGACAATCTCGGTGATGTTAATCAATTGCCAGTCCTCACAACGTAGGTAATTGACTTGCGGAGCGCGGAGGTATCGATGTTCGGCTGATCGCTCCCCTTGGCTGCAATCGTGCTAGGGGCATTAGGAGGCCAACCATTTCGGGAATCGGTAAACCAGTCTTGAACTAGACGTTGACCCAGCAAGCCAATTCTTTCAACGGGGGCAGTAATATCCTGCCCGTTTGTGGCAGCTTCCCAAGCTCGGTTTTGGAGGGCAACTATTTTATCAATATCTGCTTCAATTGCGGGCATTAGAAAGGGACGTGGCGGCGTGTTATTGATTGGGTTTCCGCGTTCTAGAATCAATGCCAGCGTTGCGTTGTTAATCTCTGACGTATCTCGTTCGGCGGTCTGTTCTGGAATACCAATCAAAATATCCGTAGCGGCTAATTGTTTCAGGCTGTCGACCAGTTCTTTTGTGCCGTCTTTGCCTTCAATGATGCTAACGGCGGCGCTTAAAAATTTACCAAACATAGGATCCCGCCTTGCCTAGCATCCGGGCGAGTGTCAAAAACTGAAAGCCGTACTGAGTGGTTTTAAACGATCCCCACCCGGTGATGCCCTGCATAGCGGTTCCAAAGTCATAGCCTGCGGAAACATCCCCAACGGACTTACTACTTAGCAAACCTTTGGTTTGAGCGGCGGCGATGACTTGCGAGGCTGTGGGATTAGCACCGTTCAAGGTTTGCATATATAACGTGGCAAAGTGAGCGATAAATAAGCCCATGCCATAGCGCCAATTCTCATGCCAGCGCTTTTCTAAAATAGTCGCATTGGCCATATTGACAAAGTTTTGAAGCATCGTGCCAGAAATATTACTGGTAAATTGCGGGAAATCCGATAAAAACATAACGGTGGTATAAGCCGGGTTTTCACCCTGCACAATATTGGATGCAATGCCTGCCCACTGATTAGCAATTAGCGGATAAAAGTAGCCGTCCATTTATTCCTCAATTTTTTTACGGCGAGTACGGCGGCGAGGAGCCAAAGGAGCTTGTGGCTCCTCTGGCATTTCCACGTCT